AGCTGGAGACATAGCACAAACAAGTGCTGACTTATTATTTTCTGAACCACCTAACTTTGTTATACAAGATGAAGAAGCATCAGACCAAGACACAATAAACACACAAGATGCACTAAACGATTTAATAGATTACTGCGGGCTTAAAAATAAACTACTAGAAGCTGGCGAGACATCATCAGCAATGGGTGGTGTATTTTTAAGATTAGTTTGGGATAGTAGATTTATGGATTCTCCAAAGATACAAGTAGTTAACCCCGACAGGGCAATTGCAACGTTTATGTATGGAGAGTTAGTAGCCGTTGGTTACGTCAGTGAGTATGAACCAGTTGATGGACAAGGTGTATATCGTCATATAGAACATCACGAAGACGGATTAATACATCATGCACTTTATCATGGCACTAAGACAAATATCGGTACAAGAGTTGAACTTAGTAAATTAGCAGAGACTTCTGACTTAGAAGAAGAAGTAGTTTTACCATTTAACGGGCTTGCTTCTGTTTATGTACCTAATCAAAGACCACTAAGAAGATTGAAAGGTTACGAATATGGTCGTTCTGACTATGACGGCATAGAAGGTTTATTTGACGCTATTGATGAATCGTACACATCATGGATGAGAGACATCAGACTTGGTAAATCAAGAATAGTTGTACCTACAGAATATTTAGAGAGAAGAGGTCGTGGAAGAGGTACTACTTTTGACATTGATGCAGAAGTATTTACTGGACTAGAAATAGACCCTAACGGAGAATCTAAAGGAATACAGCCCGTCCAATTCGATATAAGGGATGCAGCACACAAGAACACCGTGATGGAACTTATAGATAGAGCAGTCACAGCTGCTGGTTACAGTCCACAGTCATTCGGCATAAATATAGAAGGTAGAGCAGAGAGCGGTACAGCACTTAAACTACGTGAAAGAAAATCATTTACAACACAAGGTAAAAAACAAAGATACTACACACCACCATTACAAGATATACTTTATAAATTACAACTTATTGATGTAGAGATATTTAGTAAACAATACAAACCATTAAAATTACGTATTGAATGGCAAGATGCAGTACAACAAGATGTTAGAGAATCTGCAACAGTAATTGAATCACTACACAGAGCGCAAGCTGCATCATTAGATACAAAAGTTAGATTGCTTAACCCCGAACTATCTGAAGAAGAAGTAGAACAAGAAGTACTTAAGATTGCAACTAATTTTAACTTGTCTGACCAAAACGTATCTGATGTTCTAGACTTACCATGATATGGCTTATGACCCAGTTAATAATGAACAGCTAGTCGAATCGCAAGCTGAAGTATTCAGAGACATCTCTGAATTTTTAACAGAGCTTACAGCCAATGAAGTACTAGATGGCAATACAAATGCAGAATATTTATCTTCTGTAGAGTCATGGCTACAATTTAAACAAAAGTCATATAAAAAACTATTTGAAGAAGCAACAAAACAAGCTGACAAAGCTATTGCTGCAATACCAACATCGATAACTAATGCAGTAGAAATTGCTTACTCTATTGGAGAGCAGACAGCAGCAGCAGAATTACTTGCAGCAGGTATTACGCCCGATGTAAGTGGTGGATTCCAAACATTATCACAATATGCACTAGATGGTTTAATGGATGCTGCAATTAATCGTATGGGTAACCGAGTTAACAAGCTAAATATAGTTAACGGCGTACAAGATGCCTTTAGAGAAGCTACAGAGTCCGCAGCGGCGCTAGTTTTAGGCGGTGGGGCAACATTAGAGGATGCTACAGAAATAGCTGTTAACAGCTTATTAGATAAAGGTTTAAAGACTATAAATGTCGGCAATAGGAAGATGGCGATAGATGCTTACGCTGAAACGTCAATCAGAACTATTGCTGGTAATGCACAAGTACAAGGTTCTATAGATAGATATGAAGATGCAGACCAATATCTTAGTTTTGTAACTGACAGTCCGATGGAATGTGATTTATGCAGACCATACGAAGGCAAAGTAATACGAACTACTAATGACTTAGAAAAGTTACCACCTAAATTTCACGAAGTGCCTAGTTTAGATACTGCAAAAGCTGATGGTTTATTTCATCCTAACTGCACACATTCATTGCAGGTATATATTGATGGCTACTCCGAACCACCGACAGATACAGATGACAGTGTTAATGGAGATAGGCGCAGTAAGATACGTAGATTACAAAAGCTAGAAAAAACTAACAGATTAAAAGAAAAGATATACAGAGAGAATGGCAGCAAGAATCGTGCAGCTGGCGCAAAGAAAAGAGCTGCAAAATATAAAGCAGAACGTAGAAGATTAGAAAACTTGCTTGAACGTAACTCATTAGGCTGGTTTACTGGAGAACAGAGACTAAGACGTTTAGCTGAATCTGTTAATATACCAGTAGAAGTACTTGACCAAGCAAAAGGTAACTTACCGCAGCTAAACAAGTTAGTTAATCAAGCTGGCGGCTTTACAGGAATAGACCCTAGACTTATTAGCCCACAAGTTAGAGCAGATGTAGCAGCAGTACTTGAACCACCAAATATAAAAGATTACGGTGTAGATAGTTTTGACAAGTTAACAGTACAGCAGCAAAAAGATTTACGATATGCTTTTTATAAATTCTATGAAGCTGATGTTGGTGTAATGAACTATTTAGAAGATAATGCTAATTTTCATGCACCGCCACCATTACCAAAAGAAGTAAAAAGTAAAAAACAATTTAATGACTTTGTAGGTTCAAAGAGTGGTTCTAAACATTACTCTAATGATTACGGTCAATGGCAATGGGATAACAACAAAGGTAAACCAGTTATTGCATGGCAAGATGATTTAAAAGAACAATGGGCTGACACTATCGATAGAAAAATACTAGAACAAAAAGCAGCTGGCGCTAGAACAGATGGGCAACAAGTCATAGCTGGTGGTTTACCTTCATCGGGTAAAACGTTCACACTTGCTAATAAAGGTAAAGTCGATTCTATAAGAACATACAACTTAGATGACTATGTCATATTAAACACTGACGACTTTAAGACAGAAATTATTATAAGAGATTATGCAAGTAAAATTGATAAAAACATAGATAAGAAAATGTCTGAATTGTTTATTGCAGCAGATGCAACAGCAGCAGGTTCAAAATTAGAAAAAAGCCATCCATTGTATAAACTTATAAATGCAACACACCCCGATATAGCTAAAGATATTTTGAACAAAGAATTTAGTAAAGATATTTTGACTGAAGTACGTGAAGCTATTGTATCAAGAACACCTATTGGCAATACAGGTTTATTTGGATTTGAAGCTGCAAACATAATACACAGTGAATCATCCGCAATGCTTAAGGTAGCAACTGATGAAGTAGGTAGAGAAAGATTAAACATTATACATGACGTTACATTAGGTTCAACAAGACCTATAGAAGCTGCAACTAAATTAATTGAAAAAAATAACTATGCAAAAGCAGATGTTATGTTTATAAACTTTACTAAAGAACAAGCAGTTGATTCTGTAGTTGACAGATACATAAAAGGAAACTTTAACAATGTACTTACAACAGGTAGAGGTGGTCGTTATGTTACTAAACAAGTATTAGATGGTATGACTAAAACTATAAACAAAACTGACAGTGCAGGTAAGCAGCTGCGTGAAAAAACTTTAGATTTACTTGGTAGAGAAGCAATGGCTGATAACGAAGGATTCTTAGTAGATTTACTAGAGTCAGACATCATATCAGAAGATTTAGAAGATATACAGATAATTAACAGGTACAGCGAAATAGACCCTAACAATCAAGGACAAGCAGTACCACTCCGTATTGAACTAGAATATAAAGATGGCAAGATAGTTGCTAAAAGAGCTGCTAAAGGAGCTGACGGACTAAAGGTTAGAACAAGTAAAGCAAGTCAAAAGGTAGTAAGAAAAAACAATGTACCAATAGACGCGACAGATTCAATTAAAGAGTCACAATTTAATAAGAATGGAACAGTTAAAGAGACTTTTACAAAACAAATAAAAGAACGTAGAAAAAGTTTTATTGACGCAAATTTAGGTGCAGATGATGCAGGTTTATATTTAATTGCAAAAGAACAAGGATTTACAGGTAATCCGTCAACCAC